AGCATTTGTGGCCGAAGGTGCTTTAGGTGCAGGTGTTGGTCTAGCAGACGACTCCGTTCAACAAGCCTACAGGCAGGAAGTTGGCCTCCAAGATGACTACAGCTCTGGCAGGGCAGCCATCTCCGCAGCAGGTGGCGCTCTCTTTTCTGGCGGCATAGGTGCAATCATTGGTGCTTTCGCTTCCGTATGGGGGGCGCGTATTGGTGCTAACCAAGCACAGCGCCTGATGGATGCTGGCTATACGCCTGAAACTGTTGCAAGGCTCCCTGAAGCCGAGGTCAAAAAACTTCTGGCTGATCCTGATACCGTTCCTGCTCCTCCGACTCGTGAGACTGATGAAGCCCAACCAGAGCAACCAGCCCAGCCAGAGCAACCAGAGCAACCAGCCCAACCAGAGCAACCAACGGCTATCGACCCCGATACTGGGAAACCAGTTCAAATTGACGCCGTTGACACACCTCTAACCGACGCTGTAGCTGCGATTGATGTAGCTATAGATCGAGTTGAGGAGCAGATAGCGGAAGCCACAGATGAAGCGACAAGAGCTAGTCTGCAAGCATACGCAAACAGGCTCATCACACTTAGGTCTAAGGCCCAAGACCTACCCTCTCGTATGCTCGATAATGAGCAAGCAAGACGACTGGCTACTGGTAAGGAGTTAGAGGCGCTTGAAGCTGAGTGGGTGAATCTTCGAGCTATGAGCGATCAGATTAATGATCTACGCCGTGCCATGGATGAGCCTGCCTCACTACCAGAGGCTGAGCCAGATGTTGCTCCTGCGGCAAGAACTGAGGAGCCTGAAGCGCCAGATGTAGAGCCTGAACAGCCTACGGCTGCCAAGGCAGAAGATGTTGAGGGTGAAGACCCAGTGGCGGCAGCGGCTGAAGAGCCAGCCTCCACTACCGCTCCGGCTGCCAAAGGCCGTCCGACTGCCGAACTAACTGATGACATCATTGAACTGCTCACGGAGATGGGTGTCGATTCAAAGAAAGTCGACAGGGCTAAAAAAGCGTCAAAGCCAAGCCAGCGCAAGAAATTAATGAAGGCGGCAGCTCGCAATCTTAGCCTCTTCGAGAACGAGGATGCCTTAGAGAAAGCGAATATTAACCAGCTTCACGAGAAGCTGACCGAATACATCAACGCCAAAAAAGCAGAGAAGGCAGCCAAAGAACCAGATGTGCCTGAAACTCCTGCACCAGCCAAGACACCTGAAACCCCTGTTGCCAAAGAAACAGCTCCCGTCGAGGAGGTCGCTCCTGCTCCGAAAGCTGCTCCGAAAGAAACGGCTGAAGGCGGAGCAGTGGATGATGCCGTTGCTGCGGCTGAAGAACTCCTGAACGAAAAAGCACCAGTTGAAGCACCAGCGCCTCTTGACGATGGCCTACTGGCTGCGGTGAAAAAGCCCTCCAAAAAAGAAGCGGTGAAGAAAGAAGCGGATTCAGCTCCTAAAGTGCCAGAGAAGTCACCTTACAACACAGGCAGATCGGCAGGCAAACGGCCCACCAAACCAGTAGAGATGGCTGATGCTGACAAACTGACGCTGGGTGAAACAAAGCTCGTTTCAGAAGAAGGCTTAGCCGCTGTTGATGAGGCTTTAAAGGTAGGGATGAGTGATGATTACTTTGTCAAAAAAGGTGCGATGAACCTTACTTTGACAGATTTGGATGCGATCATTCAAGAAGTGTCTTCCAAGGCATGGGCGCTTAAAGGCAAGAACAATCTCGTTAGAATCGAAGCGGCCCGCACACTGGAAGAGGTGTTTGAGATAGTCGCGCCCTATGGTATTAAGCGCCATGTACAAGATCGCCAAGCAAGTATGGCGCAAGTTAAAAAACTGTTTGGCAAAGAAGACCCAGCCTTTGTTGAGAATGCCCTAAACTTCCTTGGCCGTCTTGATGATACAGGACTCGACGGTTTACCTGTCTTTATGGACATAGATTCAGGTGCGGATTCATTTGTTAGTATTGATTATACAAGCACCAGAGGTGGCGTGATGCCATCCCAGAAAATGAATAAAGTTACCCTAAGTAGAGGGGTGACTGATGTTAATTTACCTCGACTCATGACGTTCTATCACGAAGTCGCTCATTGGATGTATAAGAATGCTCTGACTTCTGATGACCGCATGGCTTTCTTAGATATGACCAAGAAGCTGTATGACGAGAAGGGAAAGTTAAATGAGAATGCGCTGCATGATCTAATGCCATGGGGCCGAGAGCATGTGGCTGGCCTTAACAGAGTTGATTACCCAGATGGTAAGGGCTTCTTCACACACAACGGAACTGAGTCGCCACAGGAATTATTTGCCCAGCAATTCTCCGTATGGGCCATGCGTAATATGGCTTCACCGGATGCACAGGCCGAATCCTTCTGGCAGAAGATGAAATATTATGTTCAGTATATTTATGAACGTGTCATCAACGGCAAGGATGTAGTTGATCCCGATCTGGAAAAACTGTTCACCAACATCATGACATCAGAAAAACAGATTCGTGATACGTTGGCTGACACCGTTAAGAAGACATCCATTAAAAATGCCAAGCCCACCACAGAAGCAGGTGGTATCCTCCGAGTGCGTATAGATGACGCGGCCAATCATCATAAAATCATTGATGAATCTCTTGGCTCCACTACCATCATCGACAACATGAAGGAGCTAGGTGCCTACTTCTTCAGCTTCCACCCCAACCCCAAGCACAGCAAAGGCAATACTGGCCCCTTTAGGCAAACTGCCGTCATCAACAAAGAGCTGCGCAATGCCTCCGAAGAAATTTACCGCACCATCAGTGAATACTTTGGCGAGATTAAAGGTAAGAAAGGTGAGGAAGTTGACTGGGAAGATGTATTAACAGGTGCGACTGAGCTTGACCATAACGCCGAGATTGAGCTGTCCGAAAAGTTGGCCATTCTATGGGAGAAAGAGGGCGGTATCCGCGAACTGACTGAGCGCTTGGATGACCTGATGCGTGCGCAATACTTCCGGCATGAGCAGGAACTGATCCTCTCACCAATAATGAAGGGTTCAGCAACACCGAATGCGCTGCAAATCCATGACCGCAAGATCGTTCTGGCTTGGCAGAAGAAGCGGCCAGAGGTGAAGTACCCTGAATTAACTAGACCACCACTGCCAAAGGTGAACGAGGCCTATCGCAAGAAGGCGGGCAAGCTGACCAATAAGGCTGGCGTCAAGGTACGAGGATTATCAATCGATAAACTGAAGAAGTTAATCGAGGGTGATGACGAGTCTGTGGCCTATGATGCAGCCATGGAGTTGATCCGCAACTACAAAGCCATGCCGCCCGATCTGCCAATGGGCTACAGATCACCAAAGCATATTTACAATCTAAAGCAAGATGATCTATTCATCCTGATGCGACAGACTGCGCTTGACCATGCTCAGCGCACAAATAAAAAGGATATGTCTAAACTGGGCATCTATGATCTGGTACGCAAAGAGTATCATCGCCGCGCTGTAGCTGCGCGAGACAGGCTGGCCCGCACAGGACGTAAACCCAAGCGAAGCAGAAGTAATAAGTCCGAAATTTCTATGAGTAATTCGCATATTTTTGCGAATCGTGAAGTCAACTTATTCTCTGGCGATTTGGATCGTAACCTACCTGACACTCTGCCCGCCAGAGCAAGAGCGTTTATCGAGTCGTTCACTCACCGAGACCCTGTGATCGAGCGTGCGTTACAAACAGTTGCTTTCCGTTTTATCAACGCACTCGACCCAGAGCTGCGCTCCGGCGCATTAAATGCAGACTATCTCACCGCTGGTGATCTAGCGTTAACAGGCAATGTTTACAAGCCTGAAAGCAACCGCTTGCAGCCTGTAGAAATAACGTCCCCAGATGTGAAGAACTTTGTTAGTCGTATTCGCAAGTGGGTGATCCTTCTAGGTAAAAACGAAGAAGAGCAGTTGCGTGAAGGCTTTGAGGGCATGGCTAAGTTGGCTATGCGTACTCACCTTCTTCCAGCTTCCCTAAAGACTAAGGCGCTGGAGGTTTATCGAGCGCAGCCAGAGAGCATTAAGACAGCTATCCGTGGCCGCATCAAAGCCTCCGGTGAGCTGCGTGAGTCTGAGCAATTCTTCGCGGAAGGCTTTATTGGCTATCTGTCCGACTTTGCACCAAGTGAAAAAAATATCTTCAAGAACCTGAACGCCACCGATGCCTCACGAGTGCTGGATATTTTTGAAGCCATGCGTGAAAGCGTGAGCTACTTCACCGAAGGTGTTGTAGACAAAGCCAAGTTGGTTGGTATCTATGATTCACTGGCTTTCACTGAGCCTATGACCATGCCTGCTATGGTTATGACGGAGGCGGCTGAGACCGTTAAGTTCCGCGACCAGCAATTATTAGGTATCACACCAGAAACGGCTGAAGATGTGGTGAATGCTTACTACAAATCCATGCCGTCTACTCAGAAAGGATTGCTGGCACGCTTTGCCGCTGGTTTAGGTTTAAGTCGTGATGGCTCGCCACTGATTCTGTGGCATAGCACACCGTTTGGCTCTGCGTTTGAACGAGGCAAAGACCCCGTGCTACGCCCATCTCAAGGTGGCGCATTAGGCCGAGGAATTTACCTTACCAAAAACGCCAAGCTCTCTCACGAAATCTATGCCAACCGCCCCACTCAGGGCGCAATCTTGAACATGATTGACGAGAAGGCAGTGGCCCGTGGCCTTGACCTGAATGGCGAGACCGTAGGTAAGGCTCGTGTTGAGGGTGGCATGATAGCTGAGCTATATGCGGAAGCCACCGCTATGGCAAGAAAGTCTGTCGAGCTGGATGAAAAGATCACGCACACAGAATTATTAATTACCAAGGCCGATAGTGCGGATCGCATTGAACGCTTGGAGCAAGCACTTGAAAGGAACCTTATCGAGCGCAGTGAGGTTAATGCGCATCGTGCCTCTATCGACGCGGATATTGCCGCAAGGCAGGCTAAACTAAACGAGCTGGTGGGCATTGAGCCTCAACCGTTAATGCTGCCATTGGTAATCCGTGCTGAGCGCGTAGCTGATTTCCGTGCGACCACACCGCTTCGCTTTGGCGATGACCTTGTACAAGGCATCATCAATAAGCTGCGCACCAACTACTCTAGCTCTACTGGATTAACCCCTGCTGACAACTTAATGATCGAGCAGGCAACAATCAATCGGAGCACATTGGCGGGCCTTATCGAGCAAATCTTCTTAGGCCAAGGGGAGGTTGCTGGCGCTACCTTCTACCGTCAAATGATTAGGCAACTTGCTGGAGAGACTGGTGATGCTCACCACGCTCAGTCCGTTGTTGATGACATCCTAGAAGAACTGGGCTATGAAGCCAAAGTATCACATAACCGCAATACACTTACCGATACAGATGCGGCAGGTCGCGTAACCGATAGCCATAGTGAGACTTTTGAAGAGATCGTCGTATTCAAATCCGAAAATGCGAAGCACCTCGGAGCCGACTTGTTTGATGAAGGCGTCTCCTCAATGCACGCCAGTAAGATAGAGCACGTTAACTTTGACCCTGTTGATTCCGATGCAACCAACCCCAACGGCCCGATGCTTCTGGCTGCTATCAACTCCGAAGGCAACATCAACCATAAGGGTTACGCTGATGCCCTTAACGGTATGGAGCAATCAGGCGCTAACCCAACCTTCACAGGCGCACTTATCAATATTGCCAAGCGTAAACCTTTGACCGAAGGGCAGGCAACCATGCTCAAGCAGTGGGGGCCGCTCAAGTTTTTATCGAAAGGCTCCGACCGTCTGCGTGCGCATGGCATGAAATGGCTGGGTGACTTCGTTCAACCGCTTCATGGCACTGGATTATTTGAGCGCCAGAACTCTGAACTGGGCCGCAAAATTATTCCAATCCTGCAAAAGATCAACAATCTGCCGGACAGCAAGGGAATGATAGGGCGCTGGATATCCAGAAACAATCCAAGGCATATAAAGCAATCACCCTCCGTGCGCCGCATCGTGAAAACGCTGCGTCGCCCTGTCGGCCATGAGTCGGAGAAGCGCTTATCGCCTGAAGAGTTTGCTGTCTATCAAGAGTTGCGTACTCTCTTCAGACAAGAAGCCATCGACTTAAAAGAGTCCGGCGTCATCATGGGTCACATCGAGGATTACTTCCCTCAAGTGTGGAACACGGAAGCGCTGTTAAAGAATAAGCCCAAGGCCGTTGAACGTCTGGCTGTTCACCTGATGCGTGAATCATACACAGAGCGCAATGCCGACATCACCCCTAAACAAGCATTTGAAAAGGCAGAGCAAATCTTTGCCCGCCTAACTAATGATGAAGGGGTATACCTTCCTCCTCCGACCGGAGGCCGTCGAGATGTCACGGGAGATCACATTGATTATCAACGGATGCTCCGACTGGACAAGTACAGTGATTCCCTCCGAGACCTAGAGGAGTTTTTGGAGGATGATCTTGGGGGTGTGATGACCAAATACTTTGACCTATCCACTCGTCGGATCGAGATGGCCAAGAAGTTTGGTACTAACTCCCATGGATTCTACGATTACCTGTACACTGTGGAGCACGGCATTCGGGGTGTTACCGACCTGATTACCAAAGGCAAGGTATTCACTCGTGAACATGCCGTGCCTATGGAGAGCGGTGTAGAAAAAGCGGCCATTGAGCACACGCTTCTGACGCCACCAACCAATGACCCTACTTTAGCGGCGCAATGGGCGCAGCAAGCTCACCAGCTAGTGAGAACACAGGGCAAGGAAGCAGCCAGAGAGTTCCTGATAAGCGTTCATGGCAAGCCTACTTCCACTTGGGAGCGCCGCGTAGACGCAATCGTCAATGCTCTGGATGACTTTGATGGCAAGCTGGGCATGGTGCCAGAGGATGAGTACAAGTTTGCTTTGGGTATGTTTAACACAGTGCAGCGTAAGCCGCCGAATCCAAACGACATCTTCTTCAACAAATCCAACCAAGCCTCTAAGTTCCTGCGTTCAGTAAATGCGGTGACCTTGTTAGGCTGGACAACGCTCACCTCCTTGGGTGATTTGGCACTACCTCTAGTGCGCTCTGGCGATATGCGTTCATGGGCCAACGGTATGCGTAAGTGGGCCTCCGATCCTGACTACCGTCAAGCTATCCAGCAGGTAGGGGTGGCGATTGAGAACCTGACGCATGAGCGTCTTACCCATTTGGTTGGTGCAGAAAGCACTAAGGCCACTAACGCATTCTTTAACTTTACGCTATTGACGCCATGGACAAATATGAACCGTGAGATGGCAGGCGCTGTCTTCCATCAGGCGATCATTTCTGAGCAGCGTCGTGCATTAACCGCTCCTAAGACCTCGCGCAAGTACAAGACTGCCATACGCTTCCTAAACCGCTATGGTCTGGCTGAGTATGGCAGGGAGGGGGCCAGAAACTTGGCTGATCCAAACGTTCTGTCTAGTGAGCAAGCGGTGCGTGATGGCATGATTCGCTTTGCTAACGAGTCCATCTTCACACCTAATGCCAATGACATCCCAATGTGGGCGCAAACTCCTTGGGGCAGCATTGTGTTCCAGCTCAAATCCTTCCCGCTCATGATGCAGCGCTTAGTGCTGGGCGAGGGCGGTGTTGGTAGTGAGGCTGCCAAGGGCAACGTCTTCCCACTGCTCTATATGATGACCGCTGGTGCAGGCTTTGGCATGTTGTCACTCGGCTCTAAAGACGTGGCTCAACTGCGCGGTGGCGAGGAGGGCGATAGCGCTGAGTTCCGTAAGCGTAACTTGCTCAAGAGTTTAGGCTATGACAAGGATATTCACGGCGATGAAAACGACTTCGCTGGCTGGTATCTGGAGGGCTTAATCCAGATGGGTGGCTTCGGCTTGATAGCTAACATGGTACACGACAGCGCCCAGCAACTGGATAACGGTGCATACGGTATGACCCGCGTAATGTCCACTGTATTCGGCCCAAGTGTCGGCCTTATGGGTACAGCGTACAACGTGAGCGCAGGCATAACCGACACCAGCGAATCCAATTCCAAGGAACGTCAGGCTGTCCGTGAAGCAGTAGGCCGTGTGCCTGTTGTCGGCGGCATGGCGGGAGTGAAAGAGGGCGTAGTCGATCTCACTGCTGGCGAGTCCGACAAAGGTTCCTCATCCTCATCCTCATCTGGCTGGGGTAGTGGCTTTGGTGGTGGCTTTGGCAAAGGCTGGGGTGGCTAATGGATAAAGCTACCCCTCATTTCGCTTGGTCGGAGCTGGTGTGTAAGTGCGGATGCGGCACCAGCTATATCTCTGCGGATGCGCTCGACAAACTGGAGGCAATGCGCAACTTGTTGGGTAAGCCCATGTACCTCAACTCAGTGTGCCGATGCCCTATTCACAATGCCAAGGTTGGGGGAGCACCGCTCTCTCAACACCGATCAACAAAAGAACGACCTGCGACAGCATTTGATATTTCGCTCCGAGGCCAGAATAAAGACGAGGTAATTCGTCTGGCTGAGCGAGTCGGCTTCAAAGGTATTGGTATTAACTACAAGACGTTTGTTCACGTCGATGACCGCTCGAAAAGAGCAAGGTGGTAACTATGTGGGAAATGATAGGAGCTGCACTATTCGGCTCAACAACTGGACTACTGGGGTCAGTGGTATCCAAGGTGCTGGAGATTTGGCGATATAAGGAAGAGGCAAAAGCCAGACAGATGTCATACGATCATGAGGTTAGACTACTTGAAATGCAGATGCGTGATAGAGCGGCTGAGCGTGAGAGCGAAGAAGCGATCACTAACACCGTGGCCGATGAATCTGTCAGAGTCGCCTCCTATAAGCACGACACAAACAATGGTCAGACTTCCATGTGGGTGAACGACATTCTTCGCTTGGTTCGGCCAGTGCTCACAGTGCTGATGATTCTGATGACGCTGTATGTTGCAGCCACATTCGATGAGGTTAGTCGAAGAGACTTGGCGGCACAGATTATCGCTATTACAGCCATGTGTTTTGCGTGGTGGTTTGGTGATCGGGGCACTAGTAAAAAAGGCACCTGATGGTGCCTTTACATTCTATCCTTTGGTTCGTATCGAGCGTAACGCTCTGGGTCGCAACACTCTTCGGTGGCACCGCAATTCGTGCATAGCCAGCTACCATCCTGTTGCGGCTCTCCGAACTGACAACTGCTGGCCTCTACTGGTACAGGGGCGTTATGCCAACACACATCGCGCTTAAAGCATCCCTTGCATCGCCAGTCTGAATGGTCAGTTGCACACTTGGTCGCTTCTCCGTTAAGCACATTAATGATGCGCTGCTTTAGATAGCTCCATTCGATCTCATCAAACTCGACAATCTCCGCATGGTAAGTAGACTTGTCTTTGTTGTACGCAATGAAGAACGTCTGCGGTACTTTGGATAGCGCCATGTACATCTGTACCTGACAGAAATAGTGGTGGTGAGAAATCTTCATGCTCTTGTTTTGAAATTTCGTAAATGAATTATGGTTCATCGACTTGATTTCTAGGATGTAGGAGCGGCCATTAATCTCAATCATGCCGTCGGTATGACAGGAGATATGTCCTCCTAGCTCCTTGTACTCCCATTGCTTGCAGGTGAGCGGATCGTTCTCCTGAACCACCACATGCTTCCCTAGTCTCTTTAGATCAGCTACTACTATATCTTCGATTATGTGGCCAAGATTGAAGATGCGCTTTAGATTCGGAGGAGGGGCAGTGTTAGGAAAACCTCGGAGCGAGAAGGCAAGGTTGGCGTCACAAGGATTACCAACGCCTGATGCTCCGATGTATTTTCTGGCCTTTGATTCTTTTTGATCCTCAAAAGCCAGATCAATAGCCGCAATTATTTCATGCGCTGTCGCTTGGTGTATCTGTGTCATTAGGTGTCAGCCTGTATCCGTAGAGTCCATTGATAATATGAATCTTGTCGACGGTGTGAGCGCCATGCTTTGGCTTACGCAGGTGTCGAATCTGAGCGCTAATGGATGCTTCGGGGTCGCCAGTCACTTCGGCAATGTTTCGGAGCGTTAAAACTCCAGCACCCTTTAGCGCATAAAAAACACGGTCACGCTGTCGCTCCAGCCGCCCGTCGTCTCTTGCAGCAATGTATGCTGCTCCAGCAAATAAACCCATAATGCACCTCCTTTGGTAGAAAGAGGGGGGCAAAGCCCCCCAAGGCCACAGACCTAAAAAGGAATGTCGTCGTCAAACTCATTAGCAGCCGCAGCCTCAGTTGCTGGTGCTTGAGCAGGCGTCTCACTCGGCAGAAAGTAGGGATTGTTCTGGCGTGGTTGCCCACCGCCACGGCGTGCATGACCATCTTTGTCTGTCCAGTCATCACCACGAACAACGTGAACACCTACCATCAAGCCTTTCATTTTAGCTATGTCAGGTGACGCGCCAGAATAACCAGCCTTAACCAGCATGGTTTTTAGGCGGCGAAGACCAATCTCTTGGGCTTCAGACGAGGCGTTATGCACGTTCATGTAGTCTGTCACATGACCACTGCCATCCAGCGCCGTCAGTGTCACAGCCAGACGATGACCCTTGCCATTTTTTGTTTTGTTCAACTCTGCATTTGTGATCTTGCAGACGTGTGGCCCTTCGGCCAAAGTTTGACCTCCGCGATCTTCTTCGATTGCAGCGAGGTTGATTGATCCTAAACCATTCCAGTTCATCATTTACTCCTTCGCAGCGGCATCAGTTTGCGCTGCTTTTTTCTGTCGGTTAATAAACGCATCCCACTCACCCTCTGGCATTGCCATCTTGGCAAACAGTTTGGTGATGTCATCGCTCTTCTCAATAGGTCGTAAGCGTTGACGCGGATCACGCGCTTTAGCGTAGTAACCTCGTACTTGGTCTGTGGCCAAATAACGTGTCACCTTGGGGTTGGTACGGTCACCATCGGTATGACGGATGCCGCAAAAAACGTGGTCAAATAATGCAGGAATCTGCTTGGCCACCTTGCTACCCTTGACCATCGGCCAGTAGGTAGTAAGTCCGTTGTCGTCGTCTTCCTCTGCTAGTAGGCAGGTGCAGACAACGTGCATGTCTAGGTCACGAATCCACTTCAACGCACCGATCATGAGTCGGGAGTTATCACCCCATTTCTCAAAACCGTTTTTGTTGCCAGCGTGCTTCTCCTCCAAGAACTCCATCAGTTGATCTGACAGCTCGGTCACGGAGTCAATGAAGATAGCCGTATAGCCCATGCTTTTAAATTCTTCGGAGGCAATCATGCGCATTGCGCCTCTAAACGAGAACACACCACTCTCAGGATTGTGATCGCCATCCCATGTAGCGACGGGAATCACATCAATGGACACATGCTCCAAGGATTTAAGACCGCCCTCAAGGGAGATAATCAGTGTCTTGCCGTACTTGTTCTGCACATTGATAGCTTGTGTAGTCTTGCCCCACCCATGGTGGGCGCACAGTAAGGTCTTCTCGAAATGCACTTCTGCATCCGAAGTGTTCAATACTTTAAACATTAGATTGCCTCTATTTTTAGTTTAGGTTTAGCCGGAGTGCGCGTCAGCGCATCCAGTAGTTTGATGCGAGTGGAAGAGTCAGCGGCTTCAAACTTGCGCTTATTGATTGCCACTTTCATTTGAGCGCAGTCAGGTAACTCTGGATCAGCGTTCAGCAACTCTGCTAACAAATCTTGATCCCATGTCCAGCGTTCAGCGACGTTGATGTTGATCTGGTATTTACCAGCGTCGACTAAGTGCTCGCCAACTTCTACATTATTTCTTGGTAATTCAGAAATAAGAGCATCCGTTGCAGCGTCAAGGCAGTCTTTAATTGTGTTTAGCTTTGTTTGCAACATGACCACCTCTCTTGCGTAGGCCTCTAATTCTTCTGGAGAGTGCCCAAGTGGTGCGGCTTTAGCTTTTGATAGTGCATCGTCAAAGATGTTCATACTTTTATCCTTTGTTGATGTTAGTAGCATTAAAAGAATCATTCGGATGATTGTTTTAATCATCACTTTAAGTTAAAGTTGTCTCCATTGCAAGACATATCGGCAAAAAAAGGAGCATAAAAATGAGTATTCAATATCGCCTTAACATTCATCGACTGATTCGAGACCTTGGTGGCCCGTCAGCATTAGCCAGAAGTACAGGGCATCCCCGTACATCTTTCTATCGCTGGCTTAAATCAGAAGTGGTGACATCGAGAGTGTTGGAAGACGTTAAGACTGCATTCCCTGACATCGATTTGAATTTTTACTTTGAACCTATAGAGGTCAGGTCGGCAGTGGCGCATAGCTGTGTCGATAAGGGTATGGCCCCTCGGACGATTGAGCGTCCCTTATCGAGAGCGGAGCAAAACCATATCAAGAGCTACCACGAGGAATAAGAAATGAGCGAGCAACTATTAGAGGCAGCACTTGAGTATTTGGATCAGGGCTGGTCGGTGATTCCTTTATCACCCACAGAAAAAAGACCACTGGTAAAGTGGAAGAGTTATCAAACAACACTACCTACTATAGAAGAAGTGGAATCATGGTGGGAAATTTGGCCAGACGCTGATGTAGGTATTGTCACAGGCCAAATCTCTGGCTTATGTGTTGTTGATGCTGATAACGAGGAAGCAAAGGCCAGAGCAGAATCGGAAGGGTATAGCTCTGCTATCACAGTAAAGACTAAGCGCGGTTGGCACTATTACTTTGCGCATCCCAATGATGATGTGTGGCGTGGCCCTCGCTCTGGTGTGAACGCTGGTAAGCACTGGATAGCGGAGAACGGTTTGGACTTTCGTGGTGATGGCAGCTATGTAAAGGCTCCACCATCTACTGGCTATTCTTGGCAGATACCTGACGGTATGGACATCATGGAAGATATGCCTGTCTACAAAGACTATGTACCGCAAGTGCAAGAAACTGCCTCCGACTTCTTTAGTCTGGAGTCCATTGATCTGAGTAAGTATGCCCTTGAAAACGAGCTGCGTAAGGATTACTGGGCAGAGACAGAGGAGTTTGTTGAGCAGTTTGAAAATCGCAAGGTGCCAACTGGTGGCTACGGACGTCATGACAGGGTGTTCATGTACCTATCCCATGCTGTTCTTACTCACGGAATAGGGCAGGAACTGGAGAATGCTGGGCGTCACTTCATGGATCATTTTTTTGAGGAGCCTTTGCCTGAACATAAGTTCCGTGTGTCTCTGGACAATGTGCGTGAGAAAGAAATGCGCCACCATCCGGAACGCTTTGACCTTGATGGTAACTATATCAAGCGTGAAGAAGTGTCGGAGGAAAAGATATTGGAGCTGGATCAACAGCCAGAAGAGGTTGTTAAGCCAGAGAAGAAACCAGTCGAGCCGTTGACGGTGGCGAATGCTGATGCGCTGATCGAGGAAGCGGCAAACTTTAAATTCCTGATCGAGCCTTGGTTGCGTGCAGGAACGATCACCCAAATCTTTGGTTACTCCGGCCATGGTAAATCCATGTTCTGCCAACATGCGCTCTATCATCTGGCTGTCGGTAAAGACATGGGCGCTTACGAGGTAGACAAGCCAGCAAGCGTGCTGTACTTCGATTGGGAGAATGGCCGAGGCACCATCGGTAATATGCTTGGGCGTTTCAAGTCCAGTTTCGGAGAGACTGATCGCTTCAAATTGTGGACGCCATTCATATCCCAAGATGGGATTGATCTAAATAGCCATGAAGGGTTGATGGAATTTCAACGATGGGTCATGGGTGTAAGGCCAGATGTGATTGTCATTGACACTATTCGTTCTGCCTTTGCTGGCTTAGAGGAATCAAAGGCGGAATCGTGGGGACGCATCAACAAGATACTTCTGAAGCTGCGCAATGCTGGCTTTGCTGTCATCTGGCTGCACCACTCAAACAAGCCCTCCGAAGGGCATCTTGGTCGAGAGGCAGGTAGCACCAACCAATTAACCGTAGTTGAAACACAGATGCGGATCACTCAAGTCTATGCTGATGAATCAACCGCTCGCACTAACGCAGGTCTGTACAACGGGCAGCTCACTGAGTCAGAAGGATTTGATGTCTTTCAGATACTCAAGAACCGCCTCCGAAAGCGAGCGCGTAATGCGCATCTTGTAGTGGTTATGGAGGTGCGCTACGGCAAGGTGCGCGAGTGGAACGACATGATGGATCGGAGAATGTTCTTTGGCTTTGGTCGTGATGAGAATGATAACTCTATCGTCGTGTCAACATCGTCTCCGAAGCAGCGTGCAATTCAGCTCTATCGTGATGGTGAGCGTGATGAGTTTGAAATGGCTGATCGTCTAGGTAAGCCAGTGCGAACAATCAGGGATTGGATTAGTGGGGCGATTGTAAAATGATTACAGAATCTATTATGTGCTTAGCACTCAATGTTTATTTCGAGGCTCGCTCGCAGAGCCTAACGGAGCAGATCGCCGTAGCGGAGGTGGTGATGAATCGCGTGGAGTCGCCTTACTATCCTGATACTGTCTGCGATGTGGTTTGGCACAACAAATACCCTAACCGATTACATAAGTGCCAGTTTAGCTGGGCATGTGACGGTAGGAGCGACAGGCCTCGTGAGAAGAAAGCATGGGCTACGGCTCAAGAGGTGGCAGCAGGCGTCTTCTCAGGGCGCACACAGCGTGTTGCAGAGGGCGCAATTTATTACCACGCACATTATGTCCAACCTTACTGGGCCTCCTCACAGACGCGTATAAAGCGTATAGGAGCGCATATATTTTATAGATAATCGGAGACACGGATCGGACGATTTATCACTGCTCTGATCCTGATAATAGGAGTCCGACTAACCAACAAGGTGACCGCTATGACACTTGATGATCGTAATAATAAATGCCGCACTCGCACCTACATTGGTGCTGCTATTGATGAAGCCCTCTCAGAAGAAATTAGGAACCCACTCACGGATGCAATAGAACTCTTAGAGGATGATGACTTTGATTCTGTTGCCAGTCTCTTGGATGATGTCAACGAGACATGCCATGACTGCGTTGTGAAAGCACACCTAACAAAAGCTACCGAGTACCTGTCTGCTTTATGCTGAGCAAAAAAAAGCCCACCAAAGGGGTGGGCAAAGAACAGTTGAGCAACTGTTAGAGGTTAGGAGGTAATCTTTTCAAACTCTCTTGCGACTTCTCTGTTGAACTCTGTGATTTTCAATGGGCCAAAGGCCTCGTTTAATTTGTCTATCATTTCTGTTGTCTTCGGAAACTCCGAGCGATTCCTTTGTCTCTGCGCTTCACGTTCTTGTAAATCTTTTTCCATTTTTTTGCCAATTCTGTTTTTAAGTTTTTACTTTGCGTTAAAGAAAACAAATGTCCTTTAACTCCTTAAACTCATTTGTTCGAGCCTTGGCGTGAAGCCCAGCGTAACGCCGAAGGCGAGCTAAAGAAAACCTGCGGTTTTATTTGCTTTGTTTGAATCGTAAAAACTTAAAAATAGGGTAGCATAAAAAAGCACAAAAGTCAAAGATCGGATAGAAACTTATAGCCTATAACTGCACATTTTTTTGATAAGGTCTGTATGGTATTCAACTATTGAGTGCCATTATATGCCAAAAAAGATACACATATCTGATGAAACCATGCAGTGGTTGCGCATCAATCACCGAAGGTTCACGCACAAACAACTGGCTGATAAGATCGGCTGTTGTGTCGACACCATCAAACGAATCCTACATCGAGAAGGTCTCCAGTTTTTCGAGGGAGCTAAGTACGTTGCCATTAATGAGGCGGGCACAAAGATGTGGTGCAGGCCTTGTATACGCTGCAAATGCACAAAGTCCAGACCTAAGAATCAATACATCTGCACGCCGTGTTGGGGAAAAGAATATGAAGATACGTGATTTATCATCTGGCTATTAAGGATTGCTGGTGCGGGTATCTCGGAACGCTCGACCGCGTTCCTATCCTAGTTCTCTGGCTGTTGTTGTCCGGCTGCGCGGGGCTGCGCCGTCCAACGAAATC